AAGGTTTGGTTGACAAACAATAATTTTATTACTTAGCGACTTATTTATGAAATACAATAAGATTTTAAAACCTAAAAAGTTTGACTACTTTACTATTATACCTAGCTCCATATTTAGGCACAAAAATATTACAGTTGGTGCTACTGGCTTGTATGCTTATTTATTTTCTCACACAGCTGAACAAGAAATAACAATACAATTTATTTGTGGGCATTTTAAAGAATCAAAAGGTGCTATTGGTCGAAAGCTAAATGAGCTTATTGATGCTGGTTATTTAGTTAGGAAAAGGGTAACTGTTAAAGGTAAATTTAAAGGTTATAATTATATACTAAAAGCAAAACCAAAAACCCAAAAACCAGAACCCCAAAAACCGAAACCCCAAAATGAACCACAAAGTAATATTATATATAATGATAACAATATAAAGAGTAATATCAAAGTAATATTAATATATATAATGATAATAATATAAAGAGTAATATTACACAAACTGAGAAAATGCAAAAAGCATTCCCTCATTTTGTTGCTTTATTTGATTCTAGGTATCATCCAAAAACTGATGCACAAATTAAAAAATGGAAAGTTTGTTTAGATAGATGTGTTCGTATTGATAAGTATAGTTTAGATGAAATTTATTTAGCTGTTAAAAATGCTAGACAAAGTGAATTTTGGAAAAATAATTTTTTAACACTTACTAAAATTAGAAATCATGATAAAAATGGTATTATGTACATACATAGGTTTATTGAAAACAATAAAAAATACAATAAGCCAAAATGTTATTATAAGATAAAAGGGATACAAGAATATAAATTATATAATGATCCTGATGGCTCTGAAAGATTAGGTGCTATAACTAAATATAATAAACTCAATGAATTTAATTTATCACAATTTTTAAATAAAAATGAAATTGAAGAACTAAAAAAATTTATAATATGAAAAAAGTTTTAGATGTTTGTTGTGGAATGAAAGGAATGTATTTTAATAAAAATGATAACAGGATTTTATTTTTAGATAAAAGAAAGGAATCACATACAATTAAACGTAAAGATGGATATACCAGAAATATCATTATAAATCCAGATATTGTTGGTGATTTTACAAATATAAAACAACCAGACAATTCTTTTTATCATGTTGTATTTGATCCTCCTCATATTCCTCAAAAAAAACCTACTGGTGTTATTTGCAAACAGTATGGACATCTTACTGGAGATTGGGAAAATATGATAAAAAAAGGTTTTCAAGAATGTTTTAGGGTTTTAAAACCAAATGGAACTTTAATTTTTAAATGGAATGAGTGCAGAATACCTTTAAATAAAATATTAGGGTTAACTGATAAAAAACCTTTATATGGACATAAATCTGGCAAACAAATGAAAACTCATTGGGTTTGTTTTATAAAATAATTTATATAATGACAATAGGCAAAGTATATAGTTTAGATAAATATGAACAAGCCATTGTAAAGCTATCAGCCGAACAAAGACATAATAATAAAATTAAAACTGGTTGGGATGGATTAAAAACAGTAAATGAAAAATCAATGCTTGAATTAAATATAGTTGGTTTTGGTGGTGAGTTTATATTTGCTAGGGAAAATAATTTATACCCAGATTTTAAAATACATAACACTAGCAAAGTTTTAAATACAGATGATTATGATGCAACCTGGTTAGGACATTCTGTTGATGTAAAAGTAAATAGAAAAGATCATCCACTTATGATTCCAGAATATGCAAATACTGATTGTAAAATATTTGCCTTGTTTACTTGTAAATATCCAAACTATACTTTTGAGGGTTTTAGTTTAAACAATATTATTTTTCAAGATTGTAATAAAAAAATGACTAGGGTTAAATCCTATGTTATTAAAAAAAGTAATCTATTAACAAAAAAAGAACTATTATTTTTATTAAATATTTAAAATTTATTTCTATATTTAAAAAATATTTTTATTTATGAATCACTATAATGACTTGTTGGCTCTTGGTATTAACCTAAAAAGATCAAGTGGATCTGTTAAAACCAAATGTCCAAAATGCTCACATACTAGAAAAAATAAATCAGATGATTGTTTATCGGTAAATATTGATGAGGGTTTGTATAATTGTCATCATTGTGGATGGGGTGGCAATGTAGGTATTAAGTTTAAGAAAAAAGTTGAGTATGTTTTACCACCTAAAGTCAATTCCAACATTGCCGAGAGAGTAATTAAATGGTTTGGCAATAGAGGCATAACAGAACCTACATTAATACATTGGAAAATTGGTGAATCACTTGAATATATGCCACAAGTTCAAGCTAAACGTAGATGCATAAATTTTAATTATTACAGAAATAATGAAATTGTAAATGTAAAATATAGAGATGGGGAAAAGAATTTTAAATTAGTTTCTGGAGCTGAGCTTATTTTTTATGGCATTGATAATATTAAAGAATTAAATAGATGCTATATAGTTGAAGGCGAAATGGATGCACTTAGTTTACATGAAGCTGGGTTGTATAGTGTTTGTTCAGTTCCTAATGGTGCTAGTAAAGGTTCACAAAAACTAGAATACTTAGACAATTGCTACCAATATTTTAAAGATAAAAAAGAGATAATACTTTGTACTGATAATGATGATGCTGGTTTGCAGCTTAGAAATGAACTGGCTAGAAGATTTGGAAAGTATAGATGTAAATATGTTGAGTTTGGTGATTATAAAGATGCTAATGAGGTTTTAATTGAAAAGGGAGCTGAGACACTTAGAAATATAATTAAACAAGCTAAAGATTTTCCACTTGAGGGTGTTTTAAATTTAGATAACATTTGGCAAGATGTTTTAAATTTTAATGAAAATGGGATTACTAATTATTCAATAGGTTTACCAGGATCTGATAACTACTTTAAGTTAGCATTTGGGGAATGGAGTGTATTGTCGGGCATACCCAACTCGGGAAAATCTGACATTTTAGATCAAATACTTTGCAATGTTGCATTAGAACACGATTTTAGATGTGCAATGTTTTCACCTGAGAGTTTTCCTTATGAAGGGCATATAAAAAGAATTGCTAATAAATTAAATCAAAAGAATTGTAATAGTGAAGATTTAAATAATACTAAAGATTTTATTGAAGATCATTTCTTTTGGATTAAGATTGATTTAGAAAACTTAACCTTAAAAGGCATTTTAAATGCATTTAGGGAGCTTGTATTTCAAAAGGGAATTAATGTTTGTGTTATAGATCCTTGGAATATGTTAGATCATTCAGCTCAAAGAGATCATAGTTATATAGGCAAAATATTAAGTCAAATAACACAATTTTGTCAACAAACAAACACTCATTTGTTTTTAGTAGCTCATCCTAGAAAAATTGAAAGTGAGGGTGGTGTATATAAAAAACCAACTCTTTATGATATTTCTGGCTCAGCTGATTTTTTTAATAAGGCATATAATGGTTTAATTGCTTATAGATGTATAGGGCAAAGAACTAAATACAAAAGTGATGTTGTTAGAGTTCATGTGGAAAAGGTTAAAAGAAAAGAAAATGGGCAACTAGGTGATTTTGAGATAGCTCCAGATTTTGAAAATGGGGGTATCTATAAAGAGATATTTCAAGGCGAAAAGAAAATACAAGTAATAAAAGATAACGTACCATTTTAACATAAATTAACATAAAATAACATAGAAATAACATGAATCAAAAAGAATTTATTGAAACTAAAAATTATATTTTATCTAAAGCAGAAGATATAATGAATGCTAAACAACCAGAATACACAAACAAAAATATTGATGTATTACATAACTTTAAATCAACTGCTGAAAGTATAGGGATAACGCCTATGGAAGTTTGGGCAGTATTTTTTAATAAGCATATACAAGCTATTTTAAGCCATGCTGGTGATTCTAATATGCATCAAGCTGAGCCAATAGATAGTCGTTATGCAGATGCTTTAAATTATTTATTCTTAGGGTTTGCAATGCTAGTTGAGGATTCAAATAAAAAAGATATAATATCTGGCACAGAATGAATAAATATTTAAAAGCAAAATCCTGGTGTTTAGAGCAGAATATAAAAATCTATATAGTGCCTATTAGAAACAGAAAAGATGTTTATGTTGAGGTTGATAATAATGGTGAAATATATAGATCACCACATACTTACAAAGATCAAAGCATTGCATCTAGTAAGATTTGGGATTTGAATTTGTACTTTTATGAAAAAAATAAAGACAATGATACAGAGAGTTGACATAAGACAAATACAAGAAAACAAAAGTAATCCTAGATACATAAGAGATAACAATTTTAAAAAGCTGGTAAAATCTATAAAAGAATTTCCAGAAATGCTTGAAAAGCGACCAATTATAGTTGATGAAAATATGGTTGCTTTAGGTGGTAACATGAGATTAAAAGCTGCTAAAGCTGCTGGTTTGTTTGAAATATATATTATTGTAGCAGAGGGTTGGTCAGATAAACAAAAACAAGAATTTATAATTAAAGATAATGTTGGTTTCGGTGATTGGGATTGGGATATATTAGCAAATGAATGGGATGTTAAGGCATTAAATGATTGGGGTTTGCATCTTCCAGAGTTTGATACAGTTGATATGGAACCTGATGAGCCAGAAACTAACGATAATAAAGAAGAAAAATGTCCAGAATGTGGTAGAAAACTATAAATAATTGAAAAAATATTTTGTAATTGAAAAAATATTTGTATATTTGATGTATTAACAAACAAATTATATAAATTAAAAATTACAATTATGAATGAATTAAAATTAAACAAAATTGAAACTTTAAGTGGTAGTAGTGTTAAAGTAGCATATTTAACTTTAACAATGGGTACTTATTTTTATGGAGAAATTTTAACTTTTAAGTTATCTTGTGCTGGTACTAATTTAAGAATTGAAAGTAGTCATTTAACAAGAGAACTAACTTATTTTATAGAATGGTTAAACAAGTCATCAGAAAATGAAGATAATCTAAGAAACAATGAATCTGAAATTATAATGTTTGCAAGAGACATGATAAAAGCAAATGAATTACTAAAAGAAGTCAAAGAATTATAATTTAAAACCTAACTAAGAAGCCAGGTGGGAGCTATTGGCATTAGGTAATTAAAGGGGGTTTTACAACTCCCTTTTTTTTATGTAATTTTGTTAAATGGCAAATAGACAAGTTTCGACACATAAAAAAAGATTAATGCTCAAAGCATTGGAAAAGAGTTTATCGGTTGTTACAACAGCTGTTAGGTCGGTTGGTATCAATAGACAAACACATTATAACTGGCTAAAGGATGATCCTAAGTATGCAGCAGAGGTTAAATCAATTGAGGATATAACATTAGATTTTGCTGAAAGCCAACTACATAAGCAAATACAAGAGGGGAATACAACTGCAACAATATTCCTATTAAAAACAAAAGGGAAAAAAAGAGGTTATGTTGAAAGGCAAGAAATACAACATGATAGCTCTATTGAAAGCAAACTAATTGAATGGACACCAGCCAAAGACAAAGAGTAAAAGAGTTTTGCAACAAACAATTTTATGAAGCTGTAAACACCAAAGCCAGATTAAATATTTGGCAAGGTGGAACTAGAAGTGGGAAAAGTTGGAGCTTAATGCAATATTGTTTGTATTTAATGACTACTGAAAAAGATCCATTAACAATAAGCATAGTTAGAAAAACACTCCCAGCACTTAAAAGATCTGTTCTAAGAGATTTTTTACATATATCTAGGCAATTAGGCATATATTGGAATGGAGTGCATAATAAGTCAGAAAACACATTTGAGTTTAATGGGCATACTTTAGAGATGTTTAGTGCTGATGATGCACAAAAGATTAGAGGGAGTTCAAGAGATATATTATGGATAAATGAGGGCAATGAATTATTTTTTGAAGATTATCAGCAATTAGTAATGAGAACAAGAAAAAAAATATTAATTGATTTTAACCCATCAGATCCAGTACATTATCTTTATGACTTAGCAGAGAGAGATGATGCTAACTTATTTATTTCAACATACAAAGACAATAAGTTTTTGCCTAAAGAATTAATTGATGAAATTGAAAGGATTAAAGAACGAGATCCAGATTATTGGCGAGTATATGGTGAGGGACAAAGAGCAGTATTTAGTGAAAAGCAAATATTTAAAAACTGGAATTATATTCCACATAAAGATTTCCCACAAATAGATGATGAAGTGCTTGGATGTGATTTTGGATTTTCCCAAGATTGTCTAGGGATTGTAAAAGTTGGTAGGCATAATGATAAATTATACATACATGAATTAATGTATAAAAAAGGAATGACAAACCGAGATATTGCTGAGTTTATTAAACAGCAAAACCTACAAGATATGTTAATGTATTGTGATAGTGCTGAGCCAAAAAGTATTGAAGAACTAAGACAAATGAGTATATGGGCAAAACCAGCTGTAAAAGGGCAAGGTAGTATTAATGCTGGTATTTCATTATTAAAAGAATTTGATATATATGTTAGTGAGGAATCGGTAAATGTAATTAAAGAACAACAATCTTATCTGTATGATGAGTTAAAAGATGGCACAATAATTAACAAACCAAAAGCTAATCAGAGTGACCATTTGATGGATTCGATTCGTTATTGTGTTTATTCAAGATGGAAAAATAGAAATGACTTTTTTGTTGTATAATAAAAGAATTTATTATTTTGTATTTTTACATAAAATTTTATTTTAATGGCATCATTCTTTGACCGATTCAGAAACCTATTGACCAAAAATGCTCAACAAACAGCACAAGAATATAACAAAGCTATTTATAACTGGCTTGGAGAAAGCATAGTTTGGAATCCAGAAAACGACACAACTTACATTAATGAGGGATACAGAAAAAATGCAACTGTTTATTCATTAGTTAACATTATAGCAAAAGCAGCATCATCAATACCATTTCAAGTTTATGAAAAGGTAAATGATAATGATTATAAAAGATATAAAGCAATGAATAGTGGCACACTAGATTCTAGTGTTATGCACAAAGCAAATTATCTAAAAAAGAAAGCATTAGTTGAATTACAAGATACTGATCTACATAAATTGTTAGATCGACCGAACCCAGCTCAATCTTATGCATCTTGGATTACTGAAATTATAGCTTTTGGTAAATTAACTGGTAACAGATACATATATGGTATTGCTCCAGAAACTGGCAATGGTGCTGGTAAATACAAAGAGCTTTACGTTATGCCTAGCCAATTAATTGAAATTATATCTGGTGGCATTATGCAACCAGTAAAAGAATATGCTATCGAATATAATGGGCAATATAAAATACCAGCTGATCAAATATGCCATATAAAAGATTTTAATCCTTACTTTGATGGATCTGGTTCACACCTTTATGGTCAATCACCACTTAGAGCTGGTTTAAGATCAATGACAACAAATAATGAAGCTGTACAAACTGGTGTTAAGTATTTACAAAACCAAACAGCTAGAGGTGTATTAATGAGTGATGAGGGTGATTTAAATGAAGTTCAAGCACAACAATTAAAAGATAAGTTTAGAAAAAACTTTCAGGGTGCTGATAATGCTGGTGATATAATTATAACTCCAAAAAAATTATCTTGGGTAAACTTTGGATTAAATGCAAGTGATGTTAGTTTAATTGAACAATACAATGCATCTATAAAAGATTTATGCAATATCTATTCTGTACCAGCTGTACTTTTAAATAATACAGAAAGCTCAACGTATAATAACGTAAAAGAAGCTAAAAAGGCATTATACCAAAATTGTGTTATTCCTGAGTTAAATAAAATTGCTGATGAGCTAAATAGATGGTTAGCACCTAAGTATGGTGAAAAACTATGTATTGAGTTTGATTATAGTTCAATACCAGAATTACAAGAGGAAACTGAAAAGGTAGTTGATCAAATGGCTAAGGCATGGTGGCTAACTCCAAATGAAAAAAGAGCTGCAATGAGTTTTGGAGCTGATGAGGAAAACCCAATATTAGATGATTATTATATCCCAGCTAATTTAAT